CCTTTAACAAAGGCACATGGGAAAGTCACGAGGTCAGTAATGAAATCGTTAAACGCATTTGCCCAACCACCTTGTGTAAACTGATCGCTAATCCGCAACTTCATACGGTCTACACGATTCTGGGCTTCTTGCAAAATCTTGAAGCGATAATCTTGGGAAATAATCTCTTTGAGTTCTCCCATGACTTCTTGCGATGGTGCTTCTCCACTACGCTGAATCATCTCCAACACTTTGTTGGCAAAGATGTCTTGAATCTCTTTAGTTGCCTTAGGGCTAAGATCAGGGATAGGAGTAGCGCTCAAATCCCAAGGGGGTGTCCCTGTGTCAAGTAGAATGTCTCTGAGCCAAGACTCCGCTGCGCGGCACTTGACTTCAGTAATCATCATAAAAATCTCTGAGCCGCCTTGTTTACGAATACCTGCCATCTTATCGGCTTCGTATTCGCCATTACGCTGACGCATAGCCATCAACATCTTATTCTCAATAGGCTTCTTGGCTTGCTGGGCTACATCCCAACAGGCACGCAGATACTCCGCCATACCAAGGATAAAGGGCTGGGCTTGACGATCCTCTAAGGCACGATCAGCCAACATCTTCTCCTGACGATCTAACTCGTCATTGGACACTACACGAAGAAGGGTTAGTCCACCGGCCATTTATTTTCCTTTTGGTACGGAGTAATATCTATCCCCGAACTTTTTAACTTCAGAACCACGGGATTGTTCGGCCTCAACTGCTTTACTCCATGTCGGATGTTGTTTTCCTTTAAGCATTTTATAAGTGCCTTCAGGGAGATTATGCTGCTTTACAGACTCAGAACTTGCAGGGGCAACAGACCCCCAATGTCCTTTATTCTCACCTGTACCATCTGGCCCCATGCCGTGCTTTTTTGCGGTGGTGTAGTCATAGTCGCCGCCCTCTGCGTCAAACTTAACCTCACCGCCATTACGATAGCCTCTAACGGCTACGCCGTTCATTTTGGGATTAGTCGAGGAAAACTTTAGGCACTTCACGATGCTTCCGTCTCTGGGCGTTTGTTGCCCTTCTTCTCATGCACTTCCATGATCTGTTTGATATTCATAGCGGGCATCTTAAACTCCATCTCGTAGAGTTCCATTGGTGCTGGTTTGCCAGCCAAGCCAGAAGTATCCATCTTGGGGTTGTCTGACAGAATCGTGAACTGTTTGCCTGACTTCATAGCGTTCCTCCGGTTGCTTGCCGCACTACTACATATTGTAGTGTGGTTATAGCAGCAAGTATACATGCTGTCAAAGAAAAAAGAACCCCCTACGTTTCCGCAGGGGGCAAGAGGCGTGAAGGAGAACGCCAAGGAGGTGAAACTGCATCCTACTATATCACACATTCTAAGTCCAGCCGACTGCCGAGATTGACTTGATTTCCCGGCGTTCGTGTAAATGACCCCCCTCGCCAATACTAGCGATATGGAGCATGAGGTATTGTAGCGCCTCGGCTACGTGAGAATGTTTATTTTTCTCAATGTCGCCGTCGCCTTTGGGTTTATACCTATATCCACCCATCATGGCAGCCTTGAGTTGGGTGCAACTGGGGTCTACTAGGAAGGCCGGATCGCCGTCCACCTGCCGCATCAGGTAGTCATCGACCGAGTTAATCCGTGCCGAGATGCTGTTAGTCCTAGCGGGCATGACCCTTAGTCCCTCCGCCTTGATGATGTCAACCGCCGATCTCTCATCTGTCTGCGCCCGCTGGATACCCGCAGGGTCAGTAACCACCAGTATAGGTGCGCCTCCAAACCGCTCGTATAGCAATGGCTTAAGCATTGTCCTGACAAAACGCTGTACTCCCATATCAAACGATACACACTCGCCAAGTATCAGCGCCCGCCCTCTGGGGTCTTGCTGTCCGATAACAGCCGCTGGGGTAAGCCCCAAGTCCATCCCGATAACAATGGGTCGAACCCCATTGTTGATATAGCGAAGTCTCTCGCGAGCCATATGGTAGTCCGGCCTGAAATACTTGTACACCGGCATACCAGCCGAGGACAGCCCGTACTCTCCATCGATGTAAACCCTAATATATTCTTCGGATCGGCCTTGGGTGTCGTAGTAACCTTCGGGGAGGTTTTCAATATTCTCGGCGTACGTCGAGCGCCCGCTGGGTTGTTTGAATACCGACCAACCATTATTGTTCGGAGATACGCCATCTTTAGGATCCAGCCCTTCCATCTGGTAATACCACCAAGTATCCATTGTAGGTGGGTTAGTATCCCCCCACATCCCATGCCATGTCGGCCCCCCGTCCTTTGCCGACGGGAAACGCCCAATCCGCTTAGACATCGCATCCATAATGTCGGGGTGAATGTCCCGACACTCGTTAAACCAAGCGAACGACAACTCCAATGAGTTCAAGTTAGCCACATCGTCGGCATCATCTAGCGCCCGGAACATAATCTCGCACTCAACCTCGCCCACTTTGAAGAAATAGGTCTTGGTTGTACGCATGTACTCCCCGCAGACCCCCGGTGGGAACCAATCTAGGAAGGTTTTGATCGTCGTATCCTGCAACTGCCGTGCCGTTTCGCGCACAATAGCCGCCCGCGTCTTGCGGATGCCCTGTGCATTGGGGGCTTGTAGCGAAGCACGCCTCACAATCTCGAACGAACAGGTCACAGACTTGCCCGAACCTACCGGCCCCATCAAAACGCGCATTTTTGCGTCCGACTCCATGAACTTAGCCCCGGTTGGCGGGGGTGTGTAGTTGATGTCGAGCGCCATTAGTGTGTTTCTCCCACTACCATGACCACAAACTCGCGGCCACGCTTCTTATGCTTGCTGATTTTGGTCTTAAACGAGGCTCCCGCCTCCTTTAACGCCAGTGTAAAGTTGTTGTACTCACTTGAAGTGGTAAAAATTGCTGCCTTGAACCCGTCGTAGGTGGAATTAAGCCTGTTCGCTATGCTCAATGGTAGTGACATCCGTCGCCTCTTGTTCAATTACCTGTGCTTCGTGGGTCTGACCACCCAAATTGATCGTGATTTTCACGCCGCCCGCTGCTCCATCAGATACTTCCGTGTTCTTAGGCTCTAGCCCAGCCCACTTAACCGTCGATTTGATGAGGTCTGCCTTCACCGCAGGGCTAACTGCGGGGTCATGTATCAACAAATAGGAGGTTGTTAGTAGTTCTTCGGCCTGAGCGCGGGCTTTGAGTTTGAATGTCAGCCCTTTCTCACGCACTTCGTTCTGATAATGCTCGACTTTCTTGAGAAAGATCGGGTCTTTGTTAAAGGCAAGGATGTCAATGGCCGCAATCTTGTGGCGTGTAATTACTTCTTGCAGAGATTCTCCGCTGCCTTCGAGCATCAACGCCACATCGAAGGCCAGTCTTTTTGGGTCTTGGTTTAAGAGGTTGCCTACAATAAGGGGGGCGTGTCCAAAGCGCAGTCCATGTCCCCCCCCCTCTCGCTCGCTCACTCGCTCACTCACTCGCTCAGGCACTAGCCCGCAAACCCTTATTGTGGCTGGATACTTGACATTTTTGTCAGGTTTGGTAGTCTGAAATTGTCGATGCAAATCGCATCGATTCAGGAAGTTAAGACCTGACGCTCTTTAACAATATGAAGGAGAATTGACATGGATAAAACCATTCAACGCCCAAGTCATGTGAGAGTTATCGTTGCCCCAAAGGCAGGGTACTTGAAACTTGAGGGATGTGCTTCCGATGCCTCTGGCACGGTGTTCTCAGTCGATCAAGCCGAGAAAGTTTACGCTTTCATGGTCAAGAAAGGCAAAGAACTCAAGCGCGAAGTCAAGGTCTGGATTCAATCGACCGGTGCAAAAACACCAGAGATTAAATTCAACAAGTACGACGGTCACCCGTACATGGCGCTAGTAAGTGGCGACAAACCAAGCAAGACTGCGAAAGTAGTCCTGTAAGGTAGCAGTAAAGACCCCGGCCGGGAAACCGGTCGGGATCCCCTAACCTGATCCTCTGGAGAAAACTATGAAAGAGATCAAGCGCAAGACCTTCGTGGTCAAGTACAAGTACGGTTCTCAATGGTACGAGTACCACACCACGACCAAAGCAAAGGCCTTTGACTTTGTAATACAAAAGCAAAGTGACCCCCGCATGGGTGTGGCAGTAATCAAGACCAAGTAACCAAGGGAGACCGGGCGAAAGCCCGGCTCCCGAACCGGAGAAGAAACCATGAATGAAAATCTCAAGATATTCCTGATAGCCCTAGCAGTCTGGCCCGTGCTGTACATACTGATGGTGCTAGTTCTGTCCCTGTAACCAACGCCCGGCGAAAGCCGGGTTTTTTTCTGCCTTGTTTTTTATAAATAAAAACCCATACGTCGGGGGTTTATAGGTCATCTGA